TATCATAATTGCATTTATAAGCATATAGTATCATAATTTCAACTTTGCCATAGTAGCGCCGGCAGGAATCGAACCTACGATCTCCAGGTTATGGGCCTGGCGAGATAACCACACTTCTCCACGGCGCGATTTTACCTTATCGGCCTTTTAGCCGATATTTCAAATTATCGGCCTTTTAGCCGATATTGGTTGTATCAATTATGATACTATATGCTTATAAATGCAATTATGATACTATATGCTTATAATTACTCTGAGGCCTCAATCTTAGATACCCCAATCTTAAAAAACCTTCGAATGATCCAAAGACCAAACAGCCCAAGACATACTGCCAAGATCTCCTCGCTGTCATAGTATTTATCCCAGAACGACTCGTCGTTGCTGTAAAACCAAGCAGCTATACCGTTTGCAATAAATTCCTGAAGGAAGACCAAAGCTTGTCCGAAGATGATCATGACAATCCAATCGTTCAAATTACGCTTCATGAACTTCGTCCAAGTAAGCTTGGTTTTTTTCTTCTCTTTGGCGTCGCTGAACTCGTAAACCTGGAGAACTAAAACCAAGGCAAAACCGATTAGCCCGAACCAATGTAAGTACCCACTATAATTCATGTGTTGTCAAATTTGTCTTGATCGTAAACCCACATCCAGATAACCACCGCAACCACCCCAACAAAGCATCCTATGAAAATCAGTGCAAGCTGGCTCATTTCTTTTTTTTATGATCTCCCTTGATAAACTTGTCCAGAAAATATTTGATGAACCAAGCAACCACCACTGAGATTGCGCCTGTGCCGACTGCCAGCATGCCTTTTCCCAATTCTTGGGTCCAGTTGATATCCGATAGCAGCACGTAACTGCTTGTAAATACAAATGCTGATGTTTCTTCCAATTTGCTATACATTATGGTTCCAAATGCTCTCATAGATGCTCTTCGTCTTTGGTATTTTTAGAAAGTTTCTTTCTCTTTTGGTATCCCCTGACCTCAAGCACCACAAACAAGGCAAGCACACCAAGCAGGAATCCCTTGGTATATTCACCTAGATCCTCTTGCCAACTATCCTTAACCATCAGCCGCCGAATGTACTCTTCGGTTATGGTGACCTCTGGGCAATCAGGACAGTCCGCTTTGACTTTGATTGTGTTGGTCAAAGTGTCGTAGTAGTATTGGATTTTGACGTCATAAATCGTGTCATACAATACCACAGTGTCGTTTTTTACTATTTCTCGAATGAACTCAACGGGAGGGACTTCTTTCCATATGGTGTCGTATTGAGTGCGAATCAGAACGCTGTCTTGGAATAGTTTCGGGTCAAGCCTTTCGGCTCGTTTGAGCAGCCTGACTGCTCTCTTTTGAGGGTTGCAGGAACCCAAAACCAGCAGAGCCAAAATGATGATGAGGGCTTGTTTCATGACCCTAATATAAAAAAAAGGCCACCGAAAATCAGTGGCCGTTTTCTATATACTAGAAACAATACAACCTATAAGTCGTTGAAGCCTTCTGCTGCATAGCTAAGAAAGCCATCTGGCGCAATGATTAAGTGATCATAAAAGCGAATATCTAAAAGCTCGCAGGCCGCTCTGATCTTCTTGGTGAGCGCGTCATCTGACTTGCTGGTGGATAGCTTGCCGCTTGGGTGATTATGTGCAACCAGCACGCCGCAAGCTTGACACATCAGCGCATGCCCAAATAGAATCTTCATGTCTACGTGTACTTGCGTTCTACCTCCAAGGCTGACCATTTCCGTTTTGATGGTCTTGCCGGCCGCGTCCAGAAAAATGGCGTAGAAGGCTTCCTGCTTGTAAGTGAAATGGGTGTCAAAAAGAGTTCGCAGATAAGCCTCTGCCATGTGTGCATCTTCAATTTTCATAATTCAATGGGTTCGTCTGTTGGAATGATTGATACTTTGCCGCTATCGTGTTTCTTCACGCGATAATTACGGTAACCCAAAATCAGGTCGCCGTTACTGTCAATGGTGCCGCCCATGATTAAAAGGGCAGCACCTACCACAACTGTTGATCCTTTACATGTGCTCATGTCGCCATTCTGATTTACTGAAACCAATCGCGTGCTGAAGCTCAGCCAAGACGTCAGCCGTTTCGGAGTCCATGGTCTTGCTTCTTGATGCGTGCTCTAGAATCTCTTCCAATTCATTGTGGGAGATCCGAAACTCGCCGGCATAGTGGTGTATTGTGATGTCTGTCATTTTGTTATATGTGTTGGGTTGTTAATTAGCCAATCGCTCAGTTGGTCGAGCGTGTCAAAATCCTGCATCTCTGCATCGTAGTCTGCGTCCACTTGACGCAAGCACCATGTGGAAAACTTGCCGTCCTCTTCGTTGGTCTTGTCTGCGTTAGGAACGTACACCTGATACCACTCATTGATGAGGATGCTTTGAGTTGCGTCAAGCTCCCAAGAAACATCATCAACCTGATAGCCCTTCTCCTTGAGAAAGGCCATCGTTTTGCTTAGGTATTGACTCATGATCTTAAAAGGTTGGAACTTCAACTGCTGTAGCTCTCATTGGTTCGCAAAGCTCAATGTTGAGCTCTTCCATCTTTTCGATGTCAATCAAATCCATGACCTCAGCCTTAGCCTTGTCGTGATCTTTGGTTTCGCAAAACCAATCAACTATCATGTAGTTCTCCTGAATGTCTGTACCTCCCATGTACTTGAGGCCAGAGGTGATGAAGTCTGCGTACCTAAGGTAGAAGTTGGTGCGCGTGTAGAAAATTACTCTTACTCTTGTCATTTTGTTGTATCGTTTAATTGCTTAAGTATAGTACAAGTATAGTGCCATCTTTCTTATTATACAAAATTATTTTCTATTTCTTGAAATGTAGAGAGGCTTTGACTAGCTTAGCGGTGTTGTGGCAGAAGGCCGCATCGGTTTAAACTTTGGCTCCCTGGTTTCGATGCTTTCCGGGGAGCCTTTTTTTCCCGGCACCAGATCTGGGCCAGGTAAACGAAATAAACGAAATGAGAACACCTGTTTCCTACTATGGCGGCAAGGCCAAAATGCTGCCACACATTTTACCACTTATTCCAGCCCATCAAGTTTACACCGAGGTTTTCTTCGGTGGTGGTGCTGTCTTCTTTGCAAAAGGCTCAGCCAGGCAGGAGACGATAAACGACCACTCTGATTTGGTTGTTAACTTTTATCAGGTCGCAAGGGATCCCAGACTATTTCGAAAGCTTCAGAGGGAAATAAACAAAACACTGATCGCTCGCACTATTCACAAGAGAGCGCAGAAGCACATCAAGCGATTTGCACGCCGGAAACGAAAAAGGCTGGATGTGATGGCTGCGTGGGCGTTCTGGTATGCTGCCAACTTTAGTCACAGCAACAAGATCGGTGGAGGTTTAAAGTATAGCAACGATATGCACACCAACGTTCCTAAAACACTGAACAGAAGAAAGCAAGAGTTCACCGAAACGATTCTCTTACATCACAGACGAGCAAGTTTGCCGTGGAGAAAAAAGAAAAGAAAAAGAGAATGAAGCACAAACTTTATTTGGAACACAGGACTAAGCACTTGTGGCTAACGGCTACGGCTATGCGGTTGTTTTAATGCCGTATAGCCATTGTTACCCTTAGTTTTAAAAAAGAGAATTATGCACAGAAGTAAAATAGAATTACATAACATTGATTGTTTGCTTTTTATGAAGCAATGTGAGGACAAACAATTTGACCTTGCAATAGTAGACCCACCCTATGGCATAGGTGTTGATGGACAAAAAGAAAGCATTTGCAAAAACCCTAAACATAACAGGAAAGCACACGACTTTAAGGGGTGGGATGATGAAATACCTACTCTTGAATACTTTACTGAACTTGAAAGAATATCTAAAAATCAAATTGTGTGGGGTGCAAATTATTTTGTTGCCCACTTGCAAAAAGGAACTAAAGGCTGGATTGTTTGGGATAAAGGACAACACGGCTTAACTATGAGTGATTGCGAGCTTGCATACAGTAGCTTTAATAAGCCAACAAGGATATTTACATTTAACAGAGGCTTAATAGCACAAAAAGGCGGAAGCATACACCCCACGCAAAAACCTGTTGAACTTTATAGGTATTTGCTAAATGAATACGCAGAAGAAGGCAACAAAATATTTGATTCGCATTTGGGGAGTGGTAGCATTGCGATTGCTTGTGATGATTTAGGTTATGACCTAACTGCTTGTGAGATTGACAAAGATTATTTTGATAAAGCAAACAAAAGACTTGAACCTTATAGAAAGCAACAAACCCTTTTTTAATATTAAGGGTAACGGTGTGCATATGGCACGTATCTTGAAGGGTACTTGGAAATTTATGAGGCATTGTCAGAGGGCAACGCCAACCAAAGACGGTCCAAGCATCAGAAAACCAAGCGATCAAAATCGGCGAGAAACGGAGTCAACGTGAAACGAAAGTGGTTCAAGGATTATATGAAAGAATTGGGTTTTGAGTGGATTCCAACAATGCAAATTGGTCAAGGGTGCAAGGTTCATTTGTCAAAGGATGAGTTGCCGATGGGCCGGTTGGTTGTTGCGGTCTCCGGTCATTTCACGTCAATGATTGACGGAGTTATTCATGACACGTATGATCCGAGACGACAAAATACGGAAGGTTAAACAAACCCTCCGTCAACTCAAGGTCACTCCTCATCTTATGGAGACATCAAACATACAGACTTCACTATTCACCGAGGACAAATCGACGT